CGAGCAGGTTCGTCAGCCCTTCGACCACGAGCCCGGTCGAGAAGTCGTAGCTCGCACCCGTGAGCGTGCCGAAGTAGCGCAGGCCGTCCCAGAACTTGCGCGGGTCATCCGCGGCGATCACGTCCGCGCTGTCGATCGTGGCCGTGAGTTGGCCGTCCAGGATCCCGTCTTCCTTGCCCGCATTGACCGCGAAGGCGAGATCCGCCCGGATCGCGGCCAGGATCGGCACGATCGAGTCCTCGACCAGCCAGTCCGAGACCAGCACCATGGCGCCCTGGCCGATCGCGGTGAACGTGAGGTTCAGGGTCGAGAGGTTGCGCTTGCCGATCTTGCCCGCCGTGTCGGTGGAGGGCACGTCGGTCGTGCCCTCGGTCAGCTTGTAGGTCTTGAAGTGGTTGCCTTGGACCGGCCAGAGGTAGGGCGAGCGCGGCATCGGGATCGACTGGATGTGGGAGGCGAGCGAGAGCTCGGGCCTTACGTCCTCGATCAGCGAGATCCCGACCCCGGTCGGATCCCACTCGAGCCCGGCCCCCGCCTCGGCGGTGTCCATCGCCGCCTTGAGCTGGTTCTTCATCGGCTCGTACTGCTTCCAGAGCTTCAGGCCCTCCATGCCGCCGGCCTCGAGGTAGTTCTGGGCCTTGCGACCCCCGAGCGCCAGCATGTAGGTGTCGATCATCGCGATCGTGTCGTGGACCGCGCGGAAGCGCTCGACAAACTTGGCGACCGGCTCATCGAGCAGACCGAGCTGCGCCTTGGAGAGCATCAGCACGTTGTACTGGCTGCGCCCCATCTTGCCGACGAACATCTCGTCGGGCTCGAAGGCCGCAGGGATGGTCTTCAGGGCCTCGATCGAGAGCGCGGGCGCTCCCGTGGGTGCCAGCCGCGCGGCGTCCTTGGCGATCGCCTCGGCGCGCTGGGCTGCCTTCAGCGCCTCTTCGGTCGTCTCCTTGGCGGTCTTCAGGTCCGCCGCCAGCTTGACGATCTTCTCGTGCTGCTCGCCCATGGTCCGGGTCGCGGCCTGGGCGTAGGACTGAACGCGCGCGACGAACTGGCCGAGCTCGGCCTTGCCCTTGACGGCGCTGGCCTTCAACTCGGGATCGACCTGGATCAGGTCCGAGGCATCGAGCGTGGCGATCGCGGAATCGCCGCCCGCGCCCTCCGGACTGAGATGCATCGAGCGGAAGGGAACCGCGCCCCCTGCCACGAGCCGCCCCGCGCGCATCACGCGGTTGATGCCGTCGAAATCGTGCTGCTTCGTCATCTGCCACCCCTCCCTGGTTCGCCCGCGCCTAGCGGGCCCCACTGCCCCCACCCCTCCACCCGTGCCCGACTAGGTGCGGGCGAACCATCCAGCCGGGACGCTCCCCGAGCGCCCCTTGTTGCTACTGTGATCCGAAGAGATCCAGCTCGACCGCCCCGGTTTGCTGCACGGCGAACAGCGACTCATCCAAGGTAACGCGTGGGCGCGGCTGCCCCGCGAAGAGCTTGCCCCAGTAGGGCTGCGAGCGTTCCGCCAGCATGCGCTCGGCCGGCACCGCCTCCCGCGCGCGCGAGGCGGCGAGGATCCACTCGGTGCCCTTCGCCATCCCTGCCCACACCATCGAGAGCTCGAGGAAATCGGTCACGCCCCGCACGATCGCCTCGCACGGCTTACCGTCGTACATCTGGAGCGGCACGTGCGCGCAGTCGTACATGTCGGTCTCGCAGATCGAGCACTCGAGCTCCTCGAACAGGATCTGGATCGAGGCTTCGCTGATCGCCCCGCCGTCCATGCGCTGCACCAGTTCGGTCGTGAGATCGGTCTCGACGAACCACGCCCACAGCAACGCCCAGGTGGAGCCGTCCACGCGGCGCGCCAGCGAGCCATCGAAGATCCGCCCGGCGGGCAGCGCATCGATCCCTGAATAGGTGTCGTGGTTCGCCTGAACCGGGGCGCCGATCGCCAGCTCTGCGATCTTCTGGATCCCCGGCGTCTCGATCCGGTAGCCGTTGTGCCAGGGCTGGTCGTTGATCGCCCACGAGCCACGGACATAGACCTGCTCGGCGGTGAGCGGGCGCTTGACCTGCGGCATGGCGTTGATCTTCGCCAATTGCTCAGACGCACAGTTGGAGGGTGGGCGCGGGCCATCCGTCGTGCCCTCCATCTGCGCGAGTTCGATCTTGCGCGGCAGCGCGAGCGAGAGCTTCGCCGGTTTCATGAGGCGACCCTCCGTGGGGCCAGCACGTGGTTCCAGACGTTGCCGCAGCGCGGGCAGGCGGCCTTGGCGTGGCGCGGATCGATCGGGACCAGCGTGGCGCAGTTGGGGCAGGCGACGGCCGACCGAACCAAGGTGAGCGGGCGCTTCACTTGGCCCCCGCGAATAGATGGGCGATGCGGTTCTTGCCGTGACCGTTCCGCGAGGGCGCGGGCGCCGCGAAGAGGTCATCCAGCGCCGCGGCGCGACGAGCGAGCATCTCGGCGGCCATCACGGGCTGAATGACACACCGGCAGTTGATCGAAAGCTCGGGCGGCAGGCCCGGATCGCCCGGGTACATGGCGGGATTGCCGCCGACATCGAACGGCTTCTCGATGTCCACCGGCCCTGCGGCCTCGGCCGCCGAGTGCTCCGCGCGCACCTGATCGTCCCCGACCGTCAGCCATTCCTTCTGTTCCACCACGCCGGACTCGCGCCATGCTTCCTGGGTGGCGAAGTTGTAGGCAGGCTGGGTCTCGGTGCGGGCGATGGTCAAGGCGTTGGCGCGCCGACCCTCGAAGACATCGTTGACTCTGCCGACCAGCTGAGAGAAGGACTCCTGCGCCTCAATTCCGCGCGCGAGCGATTCGCGGACATCGTAGCGCGTGGTGGCGACGGTGTAGGTCAGAGCACGCTCGGTCTGGCTACGCACCCATGCGGCGACATTCCCGGACTGGATGTTGATCGAGATCTCCTGCCCGATCTCAGCTGCAGCAGCCTCGCCGCGCTCGGCGATCAGGCGTTCGTAGAGCGTCTGGATCGACTTGCGATCAACCTCGTCCACGTCCGGCACCAGGTCGTTAGGGTTCAACGCCAGCCGCGCTTCACGCGCCGCCCCAAGATCCATTCCGGCCATCTGCGCGAGGCGCCGCAGCTGTTCCAGGACATCGCGCTGCTGGCGGTTGAATATCTCAATGAAGCCGGCCCGCATCCGGCGTTCGTAGCGCGCGAGGTCGGCATTGGCGATGCGCCTGAGCACCTCGCGCCGCGGAGCCTCGGAGGCGGAGGCGCGGCGGGAAGCGGAAGGCGGAGGAGCAGGGGTCGGATCCTGCGGCGGTTCGGCCGCTGGGTTGGGAGTCCGAGCCGGCTCCTCACCTTCGATGATGATCGAGAAGGGGATCGCCAAGTCGTCCGCGCTCGGGCTCTCGCTCTCGGGCAAACCCAGGCGCTCCAGCGCCATGTTCACGGTGAAGATCGGGCGGCCCACGAGTTTCATCACGCCTTCCGCCTGCTTCAGGAACACGTCCATCAACGGCAGCACGCGCGAGAGGTCGGTGTCGCAGAACAACGCCTTGCCGTAGAGCGGACACAGCCACTCGGTCAGCACCGCGTCGCGCAGCGCGATCCTGGGGATCAGGCAGTTCTGCCAGTAGATCAGGGAATCGGTCGAAGCGCCGGCATCCGAGAGCCCGCCGCCCTCCTTGATGCCCATCAGGACGGGTGGGATGCCATAGACGCGGCAGATGTCGGCATCGGTCAGCCGTGCGGTCTCCAGGTACTGCATCTCCGTCTGGGTGAGGCCGGCACGCATGACCTCCACGCCCGCCATGAAGACCGGCTTCATGGCATTGCGGATGCCGCGGAAGCGCTCATCGGTCTTCTCCTGCATCGCCACGACTTCCTTGTCGTTGATGCTCGTGCGGTCCTTCACGTTGAAGATGTGGGCGACGGCGCCCCCGTGCTTGAAGAAGGCGCGCTGCCAGTTCGCCATGTCGAAGCGCGTCTCGTAGGCGAGGCGCGCCGCCTCCAGCGGCGAGAGCCCGACCGGCGCCGGCTCGAGCGGGTCGAAGCTCGGATTGGGATAACGGAACGGGATCACGTTTTCGGGATCGAGATCCACGCCCGAGCCCAGGACGCCGAATCGGTACTTGGTGACCGTGCGGCGCGGGCCCGAGACCGGGCGCACCAGGTGGCCGGGCATGCTCCAAAGCTCAAAGGCCGCGGGGTCGCCGTTGAACTTCTCGAGGAAGAAGTAACCGTTGCCGCTCTGGTCGCACGACCACTGCCGCGAGCGCTCGACCTCGAGCCCGGTTTCGACCGGATTCGCCTTGGCGTAGAGATCCACGATGTTGCCGGGCTTCCTCTTCACGCGCCGCCGGTCGTCCTCGTCGCCTTCCCAGAAGGTCGGGCGCGTCGAGGCGACGTCCGAGGCCATGCGGTTGATGCACGCGTAGACCGTGGGGACCAGGGCCGCGGCCTTGGGGAAGTCGAGCGCGAACTGGGACTGGGGCCAGAAGTCGCGCTGGTAGACCTGCGAGACATCGGGGAAGGCGCGCCCGCCGACCGCGCGCGCGGTCCGGGCCAGCTCGGCCATGAGCCTACTGGCCATGCGGGACTCCGATGCGCGCCGAATAGATGCGCGCCGCGCAGAAGAGCCCGGCGATCGCCCCGGCGCCCCAGCGCCCGGCGAGCCAGAAGCCGCAGGCGATCCCGAGCCCGTAGGTGATGAGGTCGGGGAGGATCGGGCGCAGGGTCACGTCCATACCCCCACCGCCGCCCGGGTGGCGAGGGAGTGGAACGGATAGCGCACCATCCCGTCGATACAGTGATCGTTCAACTGCCGCGGCAGCTGGCGCGAGATGCCACCCATCGAGCCCTCGCGGGTCGAGCGCCAGATGTAGCCGGTCATCTCCTCCTCGAGACAGGTCGGCTTCCCCTGGGCGCGCAGATCGCGGTCCATGTCCACGAGCGAGCCCTTCACCACCTGGAGTGCGGGCCACGCCCGCCCCGCGCGGATCTTGAGCTCGCCGAGCACGGTCTGGATCGACGCCAGGATGTCCTTGTTCGCCGGCTGGGTGTGGATGCCGCGCGCGGCGAGCATCGCGCGCTCGCCCCGGTGGTGATCGCTCCAGCGCCCTGAGAGGTTGAGCGACTCGAAGCGTGGGTCGGTCTCCGGGATCTCGTCCGGGCGCGCGGCGCGTAGTGCGTTCAACTCCTCCGCCTCGAGCGCCAGGATCTGCTCGGCCTGCTGCTCGATCGTGCGCCGGAGGTGACAGAGTTGGCGGTAGAGGTAGCGTGTGCCGTCCGGCGCTTCCGCCCACCAGCCGGCGGCGAATGGGTCGGGCTCGTAACCAAAGTCGATGCCGAAGTAGCGTGGCCACTCGGGCGGGGGATAGCCGCCCCAGGCACGCCAGTCGCAACCCGGATGGCGCCGAGCGATGGTCTCCAGGTCCACGAGGTGGATGCGATGGTCCCAGCAATCGAAAACCTGGCCCTCGGCCGAACACCATTCACCGAGCCACATGCGGCGACGGAAAACACCGTGCGAGGTCTCGAGCGAATAGCGGTAGTCGGGCGTCATCAGGTCCGCCAAGTCTTCCATCTGGGCATGCACCACGCGGCGGGTCATGCGCCCGTTCTCGTCGGGACGAAGCCCGTCACCCAGGTCGGGCTGGTAGCGCTGATAGGCCCAGTGGTCGGTGTGCGACGGATTGAACATGAGCAGCAGCTGGCGATAGGGCAGCGGCTCGCCGAAACTCGTCTGGTGCTGGCCCACACAGCCGTTCAGGATCTGGAACTGGTCGAAGGAAATGTCCTCCGCCTGGTCGCATGCGGCCTTGCCGTAGCGGGAGCCCTGCATGCGCTCGGGGCGGTCGAGTCCATCGACGTGGATCTCGCTGCCGTTGGGGAGCACCAGCATCGACTTGCCCTCGCGCCAGCATGAGCGCCAGTCGCGCGGCACGATCTCCCACAGCACCGGCAGCGTGGTGTTGTCCATCGAGGCGCGCTCTTCGCGGCACATGAGCACGCGCGAGCCCGGATAGACCCCGGCGTAGTCGATCAGCGACACCCAGCCACCCCAGCTCTTGCCCACGCCTTTCTTCGCCGTGAAGCACAGCTCGCGCTCGCGCGCGGAGAGGATCACGCGCTGGGCCTCGGTCCGTGGGCGCAGCTCCTTCGCCGGCAAGGCCGGCGCGCTAGTGAGGGAGCTGAGCAGCGTCATCGCTGCGAGCAGCAGCATCGGCCGCCTCCGGGCTTTCGTGCGTGACGATCCGGATCGGCGTGATGCCGCCCGCCACGTTCACGTCGTTGACCGTGCGCTTGGGCTGACCCCAGCGGTCGTTCAACTCGCCCAAGAAGCGGGCAAGTTGGGTGTCCGAGATCGAGCAGGCCTCGCGCATCGTGACGATCGTCGGGTAGCGTGGATAGCGCCGCTTCAGCTCTTCATCGATCTGGCGCTCGGCCGCCTCGGCGCGCTCGACCCGGTGACGGAGCATCAGCAGCAGGCGCGCGGCGAGCACCTTGGCGAGTGGTTCCTGCAACTCGGGGTGCTCGATGATCGTCTTGTCGGTGGGGCGAGCGATCCCCTTGCCGTTCATGTAGGCGAGTCGCCCGCGCTTGCTGAGCGGCGGCGCGGCCTGAGGCGCTGCGCTGGTTGCGCTGGTTGCTGCGCGCTCTTCCATGGCGCGAATCCTTAAGCCCTGGCCCCCAGCCCTACTGCCCCGCGCCGCGCTTCAAGTAGGTGATGATGCAGAAGAGCCCGGAGAGTTTGGGGGTAGTGCCGCTCTGATCTCCGGCCACGCGCAGGCGGAAGCGCGGGATCACGGCGCCTGCGGTGTTGAGGACCTGCGTGGTGGGGATGTACATCACCACCCCGGTCCATACGTTGTAATTCGGGGAGGCGATGAACGATTGGGCGCAGGTGCCCTTGGCCGCGGCGATGGTCGTGCTGCTGACGAAGAAGGTATCGGGCTTGAGCGTGTTCGCGAGCGCGCTCTGGCTGCGCACCTTGGCGTTCGCCACGCCCCACTCGGGGTTGAAGTAGATCGAGTCGGTGACGCCGTTGTTGGCGCGCGTGCAGATGAAGTTGACCGTGCACAGCGGATAGCCGGTCGCGACCGAGCCCTGGGCGAGAATCGCCGGCCAGTCGAAGTCGTCGGTGTCGATCCAGCCGGTGCGGGTGGTATCGGCTTCGTCCGTGAGGAAGGTCGTGTCGCTCGGAGCGGTCACACCGTCCACGTGCCACGGCACCACCTTCGAGAACGGCGCAACGGCACGCGCTGGGTCCGCCAGCACCGCCATCGTCGCCAGCACCATCGCGAGCATCGTCGTCTGCCAGAGCCGCCCCACCCCACCCGTCCCGTTCATCCCCCGCCCCCCTTCCCTGACCGCCGCGATTCGTCCGTGAGTGCTGCCGTGCTCCAGTCTTGGAACACCGACGCCGTACACGCAAGCACTTTCGCATTCGGGAAACGACGTGGGGCTCCTGACGCGACCGGCGGGATGGCCAATTTGGGCCGGGGTTCACATTCGAAGCCCACCGCTCCGGCCAGGATCCTGCCATCTCGGTGGTGGTGGCTCTGTGACGCATGTGTCGCATGTGACCCATTTTCTATAACCCCCCTCTAGCGCGCGCACACGAGAGAGATTCAGAAAGTGGCCTTGATGCGACACATGCGTCACGCCCATGGAAGCGGTTCAATCCCGCCCCAGCGCCTTCCGGTACGGTCGCGAAAGTTCCTAACTCCGCGCTCTATCAATGAATTAGCAAGACGCTTCTGGCTCGGAACTCGACCCACTCCCTGTTTTTCGGCCCAGATCTTGAACGCCGAGTACAAACTCGCCGAGTCACACTCCAAGTCGGGCCCGCGCCGGCATCGGTCGTCCAGGAACTCCCCGATCCAGTCCTGGTCCTCCCGGTAGTGGGCGGTCGCGGCCGTCACCTCGGCGACCTTCGGCATGCCGATCTTGGCCCAGGCGTAGCAGCCCTTGACCGCCCAGGCGAGGATCCCGGGCAGCTCCTCGCGCAGTTTGTCCTTCAACTCGGGGTCGCGCTCCGCCTCGGGGATCGTGACCTCGAAGGGGATCAGCCTCACCCTGCGCCAGATCGCTTCATCGGTCCCGCGGATCTCAGGCAGGTGGTTGGCCGCGAGCCACAGCTTGAACTGGGGCGCGAAGTTGATGGTTTCAGCGAACAGCGCC